CCTCACGGTCTCGATATCAAATTCCGTGAGGAAGATTTTACAGCCATCTTCAAAAAGTTCTGTCAGCAGTTCGTCCAGGTCATCGGCCGTAGATGATAAATCCGACACCCGGTTATCTTCCGCCAGGGAGCTTTCGGTAGCAGTAGCCCCTGAAGTCTGGGACAGATCCGCAGGCTGGGATCCGGCAACAAGGAAAATATCTTTGAGTGTTTCAGCGGTACCGTAGACATTAGGATCGATCGGGTGTTTCTTCATCTGTTGTACTTTTTTGCCTACGTCCTCGCCTTCTTCCAGGCTCTCCAGCTCCAGGACATCATGGGCCGCATGATGGGCCATTGAGTGTTTATCATTTTCAGACAACGCACCAAAACCACTAAGGTACAAAGGATCTGAAGCCTTGCGGTGGATCCGCAGTGCTTCCTTGGCCCTGTTGAATTCTCTTTGCGGATGACGCAGGCACCATACCGTACTATCCGGATAAATGTTTTTTTCGTTTTCTGTTTTGTTCGGCGCGATAGCGTAATAAGGGAAAAATCTTTCCAGCAACAATTTAGGCGGCGCGGGATCCTTCAGGTAATCGTCAAAGCCGGTCGCGATCATAAACGAAGAGGCTGTGTCCAGGTCATATACAAGATAAACCCGGTGATGAGTGCCCTTGCCTTTTGTATTTCCCTTCTCCGGTGTCCAGACATTCAGCTCATCAAAAACCTGGTTGCCGTTTACGTTATTATCAAACCGCCGCTGTGTAAAAAGCGACCCTTCCGTGATGTCCTTACCGGAGATCCTTTTGATCTCGTCAGCGGTCATAAACATTTCTTCAGCAAGCCAGCGTGCCCCCAGGAATCCGTCAAGGTCATAGCAATTAGGATCGATGATAATTGATTTTGATTTAGGGAAAGAGAACAGCAACCCTTCCATAACCAGCGCATATTTTTGTTCTTCGAGTGATTTAATCTGGATCCTGATTTGTTCCAGGTCGCGATCATCCGGAGAGTCAGCATCATCTTCCTGGTTCTGTAATGATAGCTCCAGATCGGAAAGCTGGGAAGCCAGGTCGTTAATATTAGTCTGGGCATGGGGCTTGATTTCCATTTTACGGTGATAATCAAGCCTCACATAACCAACCCCTGTGGTCTCCCACCGGCGCACAAGCTGTTTCATTTGTGCTTTGAATTTTGGTTGTTGCTTCCGGATCTGCTGTTCAAAAACAAGCCGGAGCGTTTTACCAACCCGGTCCAGCTTTTCGCGGTGTTGCTTGCCCTGCAGGATATCAGCCAGCAACTCAAAATTATTTGGATCCTCCGGATTAGCCAGGGCCGTCTGTAAACTTTGCTGCTTGCCGTCCCACAAGGCAAAATCAAGCCTCTCTGTACGCCGGGCAACAACCGTGGGGTTTTTGGCATAGAGTGCAGAAACCCTCCTGCCCACAACACGTTTTATAATATCGGCAATATAGCGTGTATCCTTCAAAGTCTGGCCCGGCCAGTGAATCCCGTTGGCCAGCAAGAGGCATTCGTCCATTTTATCAAACGGGGTTTTCCAGTGTGTTTTTGCGCCCTGGATTGTATCGAGCCATCCGGCGATAAAATCTTTTACCTGGTCCTCCGGCTCCTCCCGGTCAGCGCTGGCGTTTTGTGCAGGAGGTTCAAGCTCTCCTCCTAATGCCGGTGTTACCTGGTCTACCATCCTGCCATTGCCTTTTCTCTTTTCTTCATGAGCTTCTCTTGCCTATATGCAGACTTGACCCATGCGATTGTACCAGATTTTGGCAGCGGTGTTTTGGGTTTTGCTGGCGCGGGTGCGTCCTGCATATTATTAAGCCCCCGGCCTAAATTTGCAAGGAAATCTACAACATCATCCGGACGGCCTTCGCTACCGTCAAAACGCAGGAGCTGTTTTAAAGCGGGTTCGTACCACCAGGCAAACTCCGGGAGGTGAAGCATACCCATGGCCGCCATCGCCCGTATCGATTGTGCTTTCTGTATTTTGTCGCCGGACTTGGAAAGCTCTTTGATAACGGTTGTAAATATTTTTAGCTTTTTTAATCTCTTCTTCAGGAAAGGCCCGATCGATTTTTTAATATGATCACCCTCGGCCCACCAGTTTATCGGTTTATGTTTCTTGATCATCGCTGCCATTTTATCGACCTGGACATCGGTTTCAATTTTCTCCCATACCAGGTCCGGCAGGATCCAGAGCTCGCCGTCTTCATCCACACCGGCGCAGCCCATGACCGTATGATCGTTCCGGGTTTTTGTTCCGACAGCATGATCCGAGGCACCGTAGATCCGGAGATTTTCCGGGAGGTCTCTGCGCTTGTAGGGCTTGATCATTTTCTTTTTGAAGAAGTCACCTTCCGGCGGTACCGGGTTGCCCATGACCATCGCGGTAAAGCTGGTCGGGTTTTTGCGCTTCATGTTCATATACAGCCAGAGCGGCCAGTGATCGACCATCTCACCCTTGACTATTTTCTGCGGCCACAGGGTACCGGCACGCTTTTCCAGTTTTAAATCCCTGGCCTCATCGTGAGTGCAAAGCTTGATATTCAGGATATCGAGGAGCTGCTCCTGGTTCTCGTAAATCACACCAGGAAGATTGAGATATTCAAATTCATCGTTATCTTCCGGATCATAATCAGTATGGTCTTCGTCGCATAAACGCCCGATAAGATCATCATCGTTCCACCTGGTATGGACGATAAAAATCGGTGTGTGCGCCGGGCACCTGGCCTCGACAACACCGCAATACCAGTCCCATACTTCTTCACGAACCGCCGGGGATTTTGCTTCCGCGTGGTTTTTAAACGGGTCGTCAATGATAAACAGGTTACAGGGGTTGCCGGATCCGCCGGAATTCCGGCCCAGGAACATCACCGAGCCGCCGTCACCAAACCCGATAACATCTTTTGATTTAGATCCTTTCTTAATCTCAAATTCAGGGAAGACCTCTTTAAAACGTGTGCTTTGCATGATATCGCGCACATCCCCGCCAACGATTTTTGCCCTTGGCTCGGAATAGGAACCGTACAGGATTTTATGGGTTGGATTGTTGGCCGCATACCACGCAATGCCATATTCGGCAACAACGGTCGTCTTGCCATGCTGGGAAGGGACCGACAGCGCCGCACGCAGGAATTCACGATTTATTGTCTTGGTAAAAAGGCTGATAATTAATTCATGCACCGGCTGGCATTCATAAAGGCTTTTATCGATATCATCATAATGCTCAGGATCGGGCATACAAAATTCGATAAATTTCTGTAGGTCCGTCCGGGCTGCACGCGCCTTGTCTTCCCTTTTCAGCGCGGCAAGAATAGCGGCATCATGGGAGATGGGACCGGCGGTATCCGCCTTCGTTTCACTATGGCGTGACAGGGCACCTGTATTTAATGAAATTTCCTCGGGCAAGATATTCCCCTCTTTAGCATCCCAACCCCTCAATTAGCATCGCTTTTTATTAATTAGCATCCCTGCGAAGGCAGGGATCCGGTATCCAGAAACATTTTACTACCGCGCCAGCAACCGTGCCCTTGCAGCATCCAGCTCCTGCGGTGTCAGTTTGAAACGCAGGGCTTCCTTTTCAATAGCCTCCGGGCTGGGCTCCGGAGGCGGCGCGTTTCTATTTGCTTCCCAACGGGCCATGATCCGGTCCCGCTCGGCAGGCTGGATCATGATCGATCCGTATTTCCGGCTTTCAATTTTTTCCTCTTCCGTCATCAAATCAATATGCTTTTGTAACCGCACCGGCGTTGCAATCGTATGCTTGGTCGGAATCTCCTGCGCCAGCACCGGCGCAGAAATAAAAACCAATAATATCATCATGTATTTTATCATAGAGCCTTATCAACCCCGTACATTTTAAATTCTCCAGAGGTTATGTTCCCGGATGACATTAGGAATCTTATACCCGTGACATCAGCCGCAGAGTTTCTATGACCGCCTGTTGAATTCCTCATAGACCGGCTAGCCTCATCTATGTAAATAACTTCGGCTGAGATTTGTGTGGCATTCGTTCCAGCCGGATTCCAAAGATAGACAATACCGTTAAATGTTTCGCCCGCACCGTTCCCGAGGTTTTCATTTGTGCCATCCTGTGTAAGATGAATCTCACTATCTGCTGAATCCCCTGCTACCGAATTTAAGGCGCTGTTGGAACTATCGCCGCCCATCCCCCATGTATAATCACTCGCGCCGGAATCAAAAGTTATCGAATCCGTGCTTGTTCTTACCCACACATCTTCACCATCCGAAGCGGCAATAAAATCAGACACATGGATTTGGTATTCCTCATACGTGCTATCGATGAGGCTGGTAAAAGAAACCGTCGCACTGGCGCTGGCCGAGGCCGTTGCTAACAGGACAAGCCCAGGTGCCAAAACCTGGGCATCGACATAGGCCTTGACCGATTGCTGGGAAGGAACCAGGATCGCGCTATCCGTAGCCATACTGTCTTCATCGATGAATGAAATCGGCAAACCGGATATCGGGATAAAATCAAGGCAGGTGACATTGCCGGAAGTATCAACCGCAAAGTGGGCCATATCACCAACGGCCGTTGTGATATTGGCACCGGTCGGCAGGATAAGCGTTGTCGCGTTATGGGTGAGAATAAGGGCACCGGTAAATTTTACCCATACATGATCGAGCGCCGTACCGGTAAAAGAGGTAATCGTTACCGTACCGGTGATATCTACAAAATTACTATCAGCGTCAAAAAGATCTGTAGCAGTGGCGGAAACAATAGCCGTGCCCTTATCATCAAGCAAAACACCGGTCGCCAGTTTTTCTGTATCAACTTCGGCAATAGCAGCCTGGACATCGGTAGACGATATATTTCCGGTGGCGCTAAAAGTTATAGCAGATGCAGCGCCGGTTGGATTCCACGCAACAAATTTTGTTGTATCAATCGAGCCGCCGGTCGAAGTATGGGCCGTATGGGCGACATAGGTAACACTCGCATCTTCGACAAGATCACCAATCACATAGGCCGTGGCAGTGGCCCAATCACCCTTGGCCGTAAAATTACCACTAACCAGGGCCAGGGCATTTGCAGCAAAGGTATCAGCATCAACTATTGCATTTTTAATTCCACCGTCATCGGCCTGGATTAAAACAAGATTGGCCAGCACGCCGTCAAGTGTGGTCTTGACAGCATTGAATTCACTGTCCATATTTGTACCGATATGAGGCGTGCTCGGGAGATTAGACGAATGATCACTGAAATTAGCTTGCCTTGTATAAGCCGTCGGTTGTGCTGCTTGTACCAGCCCTGCCGTGGCCAGGAGAAACACAACCACCATCCATGATCTTATTTTGGCTGAGAGCGCAGCCCTCAATGTCTCAAAGCGTTTCCTCATGGCCCAAGAATACGGCAAGTTTGGGTCTGGGGCAAATATTTTTTGAAAATTGTTGGTCATCGGTAAAATCCGTTCTCATGACCTTTGAGGATTTTATTAACCGAACCAAGGCTTACAGAGCACTCTGACGCGATTGCGCGTTGCCCCATTTCCGGATTGGCCTGTTTCATGGCGATCACGGCCTGGACCTTCTCCGGATCAAGCGGCGCTTTCCCTAATCTAAC